AAATAACCACTAAAACATATTCCCAATTTGCTGCTATCCATTCACTCATTTTTAACTCCTATTAGATTAGAATTGTAAGATTGCGTAATCGTACTGTATTGTTACTGTAATATCTGCTGGTTCGTTAGATTCCCAAGACATTTCACCGAAATTAGCAGCTTGTACATAAGCTCCTTTTAATGTCCATTCCTCTACTATATCACCAACTGGACCTAACATATTGAATGTTATGTCTTTCTTATAAAAATCTGCATATCCGTCTCTACCTGTTACAGATTCGTGTCCTAAACGAACCCATTCCATAACTGCTTGTGCACCACTTGGAACGATTGGGTCATATAACATAACATCAATAGTTTGCCAAGTTGCTTTACCTTTAAGGTGTCTTTTAACATTAATGTGGTCTAAAACCATTTCCTCAAACTGTATCTGAGGACGACCAGCAGTTCTAACTAAATATGAGGGTATTCCCTCTATATACATAATAAACCTATTTTTTGTTTTCGGTTCAAACGGTGTAAAAAACAGTTCGTTGGTATCTAAAATGTCAGGCATTGTTTGTCTCCATTAAAAGCATTTTATATCTTCTTCTAATATAAATATCATAAAGTTAAAAAATAAGTAATATGATTATTATATACTTCTTATTAGTTTTATAGTAGTTTTATAGTAAAAGAAAAACCCCAACCGAAGTCGGGGTTTTCTATATACGTCAGCGTATGTTATAAGATAAACTTATTCAGGAAATGCTGCGCCTGTAGGTTGTACGATAAAGTCAAGTACAATGAACTCAGCAGTTCTTGTAGGTTGAATAAATATCTGTCCAACTAATCTATTCCTATCCACAACATCTGGAGTATTGTTAGTATCATCCATTACTACTCTAAATGCACTTAAACCACTATTGGATTGTACACTTTCAAGATAAGGATTAACAATATTCAAGAATCTGTTTCGTGTAGCTACTGTATTCTGTTCGAATACTAAGTATCTTGAAGCTGATGCGATGAATTTCTTCAATGCAATCAACAATCTACGAACATTGATTCTATCTAATGCTGATGGTTTAGCTTGTAATGTTTTCTGTCCGAAGACAACAACACCTTGACCTGGGAATGTAGCAATAGGATTAACTCTATCTTCATAAAGTTGATCTCTTTCAGCGTGAGTCAATCTTGTTTTAGCTTCTAATACTGTAGTTAATCCACCACGATTCAAACCTGCTGGTGCGAACCATTCATGTGCCACTTTATCAGTAAATGCGATTACGCCAGGTAATACTACTGATGGTGGGACCCATACAGGTAAATTTGTATCAGAATCCACTATCTTAACCCAGGGATAATAAGTTGCTGCATAATTGGTATCCATAGAACTTACTGTATTCGTTGTAGTAGCAATTGTATCACCATATGCTGCTGCATCCATTACATAAAAAGCGTCAGCTCTTGCTTCTAACTTAGTAATTGCATGATTTGTTACTTTTGGATGTAATCTATGAATAATACCAGGTGTCGCTAATAAGTTTATATCAAACTCATCAGGATTACTGATAGCATTAATTGCTCTTCTATATACAACTGAACCAGTTGTGGTAGCACTTGAACAATCAAATCCCATAGTGTTTGTTGCACTTATATCAGTACCTGTTTTCAATGGAGTACCAGGATTATCACCATCAAATCCCCATTGGAAAGGAACAAGGAATTTTCTTTGTTGTATTGCTGAATTAGATAGTGTAATCTTTTGTGAACCACTTGTGTAAGTACCACCTAATGAACTTGCATCTGCATGTCCTGTCATATCTTCAAGAGACATACTAACATTACTACCAATTCCTGCAGCTCTAGCTATAGGTGATAAGTATTCCATATTGTCAGGACGTCTAGATTTATCAAAATCAAATCCATAATAGATATTACTATCAAATTCATCAGTAGTTCTATTAATCTGTGAATCTACAAAAGAAGCACTTGGCATATTAGTAAATGGTTGTTGTATTACTTGATGTCCCATAGGAACTACAGTTTTTGGTAATCCCTCTAAATTAGGATAATCACCAACACGAATATGTTTACTCAAGTTTGGCCATTCACCTAAATAAGTCAATTTACCATTACTATCTATTGTTACGTGTCTATCACCAATTCGTCTTGCAAAATAATTGGTTGATTCTGGATCGAATGTTAATTCATCCCAAGAATCAAGTTGTGTTCCATCATCACTTTTACCTGGAGCGTGTTTAAATAAACTCAATGTAAATGTACCATAATCACTACCAGCCACTGCTGATGCTGCTTTTACATTTGAAATACCAACTCTGAATTTACTATTCATATCCGTTCCATGTGAACGTGTATAAACTCTGAATAGATTCATCCTTTTACCTGATATCTTTTGTGATTGAACATATGGTGTTCTAGCAGCACAATAATCTGCGTTACCAGTCCAAGTTCCAGCAGTTCCATCACTATTGTATGACGTAGAGCCATCACGAAGATCTAAAGTTATTTGTGATCCAGTTATATTGTTATGTGCTAATAAACCACCTGCCAATGTTAAATCTGCGCTTGATTTGTCTGATATAGCTGCTTCAGTTGAACCTGATGTAAAAGTCCAACTATTTGCATTAGTACCATTATTTGAAGCTGTTACTGCAAGGTGAGTTGAAGCGCCTGTACTTACATTCAAATCGCCTTGATAAACATCTTGAATTTTATTTCCTAAATTCGTCAAATGGTCTGCAGCAGTAGTATTCCATTCATAATAATAATTGGGATTATTATCTTTGTAAGTTTCAGCCATTGTTTCACCGTCATTAAGTGTTACTGCAGTAAAAAACTTACGACTTGCATTACTATTTAAATGTACTTGTAATGTTTCTGCAGCTTGAGCATTAGCTCCTTGTAATTTACTAATTTGTATCGAACCAGTAGCTTTAGCTCCAAAACTACCTGCATTTGATGCAGCCCATCCACCTGAACCTGTATGTGAGTTTATACCATCGTTTAATTTGTAAAGATATACTGGAACTGTAGTTCCACCATCAGTTTTAATTTTTGGATCTCTACTAAATACTTTACCAATATAGTCTGCACTTGATGTAGCAAATGAAACTGTTTTTTCATATGTTGTAATATTAGTTCCAGCTACTTTAACTTGAACACCTGCACTAGTGCTCCAAGATCCTGATACTACCGATGTACTTAAATCAGCAGTTCCCTCTACACCACCTACTGATGGTGCTAAGACAGCTAATGTTAATGGTCTTCCATGACCAGTATAACCGATAATTTCGATTGCGTCTTGTTCATATCCTCCGATACCAAGAACTCTAACTACTGTTACTGTTCCAGCGGAGCGTAAATATTGTTGTACCGTATATGGTGTATAATAATTTTTATCGAGTTCACCAAACATTTCTTCGAACTCAGAAAAGTTACTAATCATTGTTGGAACAAAAGCAGGACCTTTTTTAGTTGGTCCTATTATTGCTGCACCAATGTCAGCCACTCCCTGAGGAAGAAATGATAAGTCTTTTTCTCGCGTAAATACACCTGGACTTACTATTCTTTCAGCCATTGAGTTTCTCCTAAATGATTTTTGTTAAATAAAGAAAAATTGTTTATTTATAAGTATAAAACAAAATCCCCAAATACAATAATATGGGGATTTTTCTTGTGTTTTGTAAAGTTTTTTTTAACTATTTGGTGTAAATACACCAGTTTCAGGATCTAAATTACCTGAACCATACTTGTCATTCAATTCTTTAGCTACTTCTCTCTCTTTTGCTTGAGTATCAGCATACTTTTGAGCGTATTCCTCTTCAGATTTTGCTAATCCATCTATTTGTTGTTGAAGTGCTATTTTTTGAATTGCAACTTGACCAAATGCAGTTTGACATTCGAGATAGTCTTGTTGAATTTGTCTCAACTTAGCTAACTCTTCATCCGTAAACTTTATTTCTTTGGTTTTTTCTTCTAATTTGTCAACCAATTTTGACTCTTCTGCCATAACATTTCCTCTTAATTTATGTTAATAATAAGTATAATTTATTTATTCAAACATTCACAATTTTTTTCAATATGTTCTACTTTTTCATGTAGTTCTTTTACTGCTTGAATTAATACTGGTACAAGTTTTTCATATCTAACTGCTTTATATCCTGAAGCGTTTGTTCTTACAACTTCTGGGAAAACTGCCTCAACTTCTTGTGCAACCACACCAACATCGTGTCCATCATACTCTGAATTATCATTCCAATCAAATTCATATCCATGCATTCCAGCAATCTTGTCTAATGAACCTTGTATAACTGTTAAGTTATCTTTAAGTTCTCTATCAGAAGAACTAAATGCGACAACATCACCACTAGCATGAACTGAAGAACCTGTAATTATACCATCAGTAATTATTGAACCGAATGAACCAGTAGAACTTGCAGAACCACTTATTGTGTTTACATTTATATTGGCTATGTGCGCACCATCATCAGTAATGTTTACATCTCCACCATCAACATCAATATTTAAATCAGTTGTTACATCTAAAGTTAATACACGACCAGAACCTATAGTTAAATCATTTCCATCACCCTCAATCTTCTCATCATCTGAACCAAATACAACACCAACACCATTAGGTATGTTAACATCAGCCGTTGCTGTAAGATTTATATCAGCTCCAGAATTTATAGTTAAGTCTGTATCATTTGATTCTATCTTTTCACTACCATTAGCATCAAATACTATTCCAATATTCTGAGGTATATGAACATCTGTTTCTGCAGTAAGATTAATTTTTGCACCTGCAATTGTTAAATCAGTACCATCACCTTCAATTTTTTCACCATCATTACCGAAAGTCATTCCTATATTTGCTGGTACGTTAATATCACCACTTCCACCTACATTAATATTTAAGTCAGTTCCATCACTTTCTAAATATTCACCTGTTGCGTTTCCACTATGGTCATTAAAGGATAATCTATTTGCTACAAATACATTTGCAAATGAACCTGTAGATGTAGAAGAACCACTTACAAGTGCGGAATCAATCTTAATCTTATTAGCACTAATCGTTAAGTCAGTTCCATCACCTTCAATTTTTTCTGCATCATCACCGAATGTGATACCTACGTTAGCAGGAACATTAATATCTGTCGTAGCAGTTAAATTTATATCTGCGCCAGAATTAATAGTTAAATCTGTATCGTTTGACTCAATCTTCTCACTTGCGTTATCATCAAACACAATACCTTTATTCTTAGGTATGTGAACGTCAGCGGTTGGTGATAAGTTAATCTTATTACCAGTAATGGTTAAATCTGTTCCGTCTCCTTCAATTTTTTCTGCATCATTACCAAAGGTAAGACCTACATCTGCTGGTATGTTAATATCTGTCGTAGCAGTTAGGTTGATATCCCTACCTGATGCGATAGTCATATCTGTTCCATCACCTGTTAGATACTCACCACCTGCATCAAACAAGTATGAATATTCTCTTGTTAGACTATGTTGGAAAGAACCAGTTCCTGAACCACTAACAGAACCTATAACTTCTATTTCTGTACCTGGAGTATTTGTTCCAATTCCAAGTTTGTGATCTATTCTACCCTCACCGAATGAACCAGTTGATGTTGCTGAACCACTAATTTTAGATATGTTTATGTTAGCGATATGAGCTGCGTCATCATGAACAGTTATATCACCACCATCTACATTTACTACGAAATCTGCAGCTGCATCTACATTTAGGTTATTAGCTGATATGGTTAAATCTGTACCATCACCTTCAATTTTTTCACTAGCACCACCAAATACTATACCAACATCGTTAGGTAAATGAACGTCTGAAGTTGCAGTTAAGTTAATTTTAGCACCAGAATTAATGGTTAAGTCAGTATCGTCTGATTCAATTTTTTCACTTGCATTAGCGTCAAAAACTAATCCAACATTTTGTGGGATATGAACGTCTGAAGTAGCAGTCAAGTTTAGTTTAGCACTTGAAGCTATAGTTAAATCAGTTCCGTCTCCTTCAATTTTTTCTCCGTCATTTCCAAACGTCATACCGATGTTAGCAGGAACATTAACATCTCCTGTAGCATCTAAGGTTATGTCTCCACCTGCATCAATTGTTAATGCACCACTTGCATCAATTTCAGCAGCGTCTAATGTAATTGTATCTACTGTAAGTTTAGGTGCTTCTAAGAATACACTTGAAGATATTGCAGTTCCAGCGTGTCTATATCTTAAAAATGCCACACT